AGCCAGACCGTTAGCCGATTCAATCGACTGCCCGACATCCAGCCAGTAAGCAGCGTTCGGTGGTGGTGTGTTGATTGGTACTTGGCCTTTGGCCTGGAAGATGCGCTCATCGGCAACGACCATCTGGTCTTTCTCGTAAACCTGATCAGGCTTGTAGGCAGATAGTCCATCCAGCGCATCGATCTGAGCCTGAAGGACGGGGATTTTCTCGATCTCTGAAAGCAGATCTTCACCAAGCTCCGTCTCGGTGATCTGACCGGCAAGCATTTCCAGAATGGCCCCAGCGTCAGCGCTCGACTGTCCCTGCACGCCAATGCCGATTGGGTACCACGGCCCGATGTTGCCGATCTTGTCGACGATGCGACCCCAGAAGTAAAACGTCACACCGGCGGCCAAGCCGAGCATGGAGAAGTCGCTTTGCGGATAGGCCAGATCGGTCAGCTTGGTCGCAGCCTCCAGGCTGGTAGTCGGCCCGTACCAGATTTCAGTTCGCTGGCTGTCTTCGGCACCGGCAGGGAAACCCCACTTGAGGTAGATGCCGAACAGCAGCGGCGTGGCAGTCAGGAAGCTGAGCGCCGGCGGCAATCCCTCCTTGCCCTTGAGGTCGGTCAAGATCGAGTTGCGCCAGACCGACGAGATGTCAAAGGCGCTAACCGCGCGGACGCGGGCCACGTAGGCGCCGGCGTAAATACCGACCACGTCCACGCTGGTCATCCCGGTGCGCGGGAGCTTGATCCAGTTGCCGCTGTCCTTACGCCATTCCACGTCATAGCCGACTGCGCCGTTCACCGCTGGCCAGGTAATGCTCATGGTCGCGACGGCGATGCCCTGAGAGACAACCGAGCTCGACGTAAGCGTTACGCTGGCCGGCGCCGGAACCACGGTGATCGGTATCACGCTGATCGGCCGCTCTTCCAGGCGCGCACCGGTATCGATGTGCGCAAACTTGCTCGGGTCGAATTGCAGTGCGCTGATCTCGAAGTCACCTTCAGCCGTGCGTCGAGTGCGTAGCACGCGATAAAGCGGGATCGCCAGATCATCGGCGTCCAACGCCCACTGCAATTGCGCGATCGGCGGCTCACTGTAGCTGGTGGTCACGGTCACTGCGCGGCCGTTCACGCTTTGAACGGTACGGCCCTCGGCCCGACCACCTGGCAAGTTAATGATCAGTCGATCGCCAGCCTTGGCCTGAGTGTTTCGGTCGAGCGTCACGACGCGCCCTGCCACTGCTGAGATGCGCCCACCCACTTCGCGCCCCGCCAGCAGCGAGTCAGCCACAGGGATGATGTGCCCGGGCAACGGAATCACGCCCTCCATACCGGTCTTGAACGACACGGTGCGGTCCTGATTGTTGCTGAGAATCGCCCACTTACCGCGACGCTGAGCCTCTGATGCGCGAGTGCACCCAATGGCGCTCAGTTCGGTTGGCCGATCGCCATAGCGGCGTTGCAGATCCAGATCGGAAAACGGAATGACGTCGGTGTCGTAATTGTTTGCCGGGTTGTCGTAGCTGACCAGTGCGCGTGTATACCGAGTCTTCGCTGACGCGCTGCCGTAGGAGAACTTCCCGTCGATGACGTTAGACCGGGTGAACACATAGTCGATGTCCTGCGCGCGCGGCATGTCGGCCTGCATCACTAGCTGGCCCTGAGCCCAGTAGGTCATCCCTCGGTAAATACCGGCGATATCGCGCAGCAGCGACCAGGCATCGGCCTTGCCCTGTAGGTTCATGTCGCAAAGGAATCGTGGTTCGGTAGCACCCAAGCCATTGGGTACCAACTGGTCGCAATACTGGGAAATCCGGTACAGCTCCCACTTGTCGACCATGAACGGCTTGATGCGCTTGCCCAGCCCGAAACGGTCTTCGGTGCAAACGCCATAGGTGATCCAAGCAGGATTATTGGTCCAGGCCGACTTCATGCTGCCGTCCCAAGTACCGGTGTAGGTACGGGCGACCGGATCGTAGTTACTCGGCACCATCCAGCGCCGCGCCTTGCACCGCACCGTCACCGCAGGGATGTTAGTGAACTGCTCGGCGTCGAACTCGATATACAGCAGCGCGGTGTTCGGGTAGCGCAGCTTCGCGTCGATGACTTCGGTGTAACCGGCGACCAGCATGGTGTCGGCAATCTTGTTGCTGTTCTGGTTCGGTGTCAGGCGACGGACACGAATCTGCCATCCCGTGGTGGCGTCCGGCAGATCGATGCGCAGGGAGCGCTCGTAGCGTGTGGTGGTTTTGCCGTCTACCGCGTCCACCAGCACCTGCTGATAGGCACCACCATCCGTAGCCACATCAATTGCATATTCGATGCGGTAGCCACCGACATTGCCTTCATCGTCTTGCTGTTGCAGGGCCTGCCACGCAAATCGCATGCGCACGGCCGACAACTGGGTGTTAGTGATGGAGCGCACCCATGGCGCATCGCTGCGCAGCTCAATGTTCAGCGAGGTCTCGTTCTCGACCGACGGGATGCCCGGGATATAGGTCTGATCCACCGAACCAGGCCGCCAATCCCACTTCACGTTGGGGAAGTTGAAGTTGCCGCTGGCATCGCGGATCGGCGTGTTGTCCAGGTAGATGTCGTAATCAGTCGGAACGCCGTCAAACTCGCCCTCACCCACAGCGATCAGCAGCTTTGCCAGGTTGGTGGAGCGCAGACTATCGCTGGCCTCGATCGGCGACTTCGGCTTGCTGCTGCCGCCCTTTTCGCCGTGGATGTCCATCTGTAATGCTGCGCCCATGCTTTCCTCCAGGCATAAAAAAACCCGCTCAAAGCGGGCATCCGATTTGTTGCTGAAGCGCTACGCGGCGTCCAATCCCAGCGTGAGCTGTAGCTGGTCGCGCCAGTACTCCACTTGATGGACAAGCCCCGGCTTTTTCCAGCGAAACTTGGCGAGCTCTTTCCCGCTAAGGCTGGCAACGGCTTGCGCCTCGCCGAGCATCTTGCAGGCGCGATCAAATTGTTGTTTTTCGTTCAGCTCACCACGCAACAACGCATCGATGTGCAAATCGCACCACACTGCGAAGTCGTCGTCGAGCCAACGCGCAAACGCAACAGCCAGCTTCGGATGAAGCCAAGTGCCGGCGTTACCTCGCACACGGGAAGCCTCGAAAAGTTTGATGTCGGATTTTCCGGCATCAAAATTGGCTCCAAGATGTTTAGCAAGCGCGGACATGTAGCTTTTAGTGCTTGGCAGTTCAAGCCAGTGCGTTGGGCGTTTACCAAAACGCTTTGCTACATCGGTCGCGTTTATCCAGCCCTCGCTGTTGAAGCGAACGGCCTGACCTTCGTAGTGAAATGGGATGACGTTGTTCAAGATGAGCTCCTTCCGCCTGGGAAAGATGTGCAGGCAGGGGCGTAGGCGGAGCGAAACCGACCCTTTTCGGTAGCGAACCTAGCCTGCACGGGGTATCCCCTAAGGGATTCGCGGGCACAAAAAAGCCCCGAGACGCTGAGAGCGTTCGAGGCTTTGGCATTTCATTGGGCACAAAAAAAGCGCTCAAGGCGCTTTGGAGACTTCTATTACATCATGGCGAAATAGTGCCATTTCCCGTTACTTTCTGTCCAGTGGCTGTGCCAAAACAGGTTATGTCGAGTACAAAAAAAGCGCCTTCGGGCGCCCTACTTACTAAAATGTCCACTATGCCTGAAAAGTATCGCCGAAGTGTCAACTTGTCAATAACTACACTTTGTCTTCCGCGTAGATCGATGCGGAAATGATCATGCCGCCCCACCGACGTTCGCCGATGCAGATTGGCACTGGGTTGCCGCTGGCCGTGGTGTTCTTGGCGCTACCGAATGCGTAGGACGGTGCGTTTTCGGGTGAAGAGCTTTGCTTGAGGCCGCCCTGTTGGGGGCTAAGCATTTGGATGACGCCGCCGGCGACCAGGCCAATACCGGCACCGATCAGCGGGGCCCCAAACGGCGTTGTCGAAAGAAACGTACCGGCAACGATCAGAACTGCGCCGACGATAGTTTGTATTAAGCCACTTCTCTTGCTTCCTTGAATTACCGGCACGATTCGAATGTCGGTAGCGCCACCAAGGCCAAACTCCACCTCGCCAACGTTCTTCAGATTACGAAAGACGGCAAAGCGCATTCCCAACCGGTCAAGGCGCTGAATCTCTTCCTTGAATCCTTCAAGAGTGGCCTTCAACGCCCTGAATGCCTCCCAGGCCTGGCCGGAATCCAGAACTCGGCGATGAACCCTGCCAAATTTTGCCGCAAGGGATCCTGAAAGTTTGATCGTAGTCATGGGTTGATAGTGAGCGACAGAGGACTGCATACCTTTCTCCAGGCATAAAAAAACCGCCCGAAGGCGGCTCTTTGAAATTTCACTTACTGATAATCGACATACGGCCCGATGAAAAAGCCGCTCATGTCTCCGCTGATTCGGTAGAGGCTTTCCTTGCCGTTTTGCACATTTGCAGAGATTGTTCGAATAGCCGCCCCGCCACATAGCCCCGAACCAGCAAGCCCTGCTCCGATACTTGGAGAACCAGGCGGCAGATAGAAAGAGGCGCGCTGGCCTGTCCCGATCTTCGCGGCTTTTCGCCCGTCAACATACACCACGATGTCGCAGCCAGACCCAACCATCCCAGAGTCACGAACGACAGTGACCTTTCCGCTTTCCCCTGTCGGCTTGGTCTGAAACGCGTACAGCTCATCGCGTGGTACCGGCTCCGCCTGATTAACTGGAATTGCGGAAGATGCACACCCCGCCAACAGCGCTACTGCCAATGCCCCTACGATCAATTTCATGCAGGTCACTCCTGTGGAAATTGTGCACGATATCACTCAGGCCGCCGGAAATGAAAAAGCCCGGCGCGGGGCCGGGCTCAATAGAATCTTTGATCTTACACAAGGGATCTTAAGCCGCATGCGCCTCAATCCAATGGTCTTTGCAATGCTGAAACGTCCCGCCCTCATCAGGTTGTGCACCAGCTTCTACTTTGACCGGTCCGTAATTCGCATGAATGTACGCCGAATACCACGCACGCATTGCGATATCGGAGGCACCTGGCACTGGCTCACTCCCCTTCTTCTCCCAGTTCGCAATCGTCTGAACATCGACGCGAAAAAGGGCTGCTGCTTCTTCCTGAGTCAGATCCTGCTCTTTCCGTAGAAACCGGAACTGATGACCTGTCATTGGTTTTTTCTGCTTAACGATGTCGACTGCAATCGCACGATGCAGACCTTCCACGTCCTGGATCTTCACACCCTTGCCATACGACGTTTCCACGATCGTATAGCCATTTTTCAGGTAGATGCCCTCCAGGCCGCTCCCTGTATATTCGTACATTAGTTCACCTCCCACACGGTGATAGCGATCATCTCGCCGGGGTCGAGCACAGGCTTCACCGCCGCGACAACGCAGACGATGTCCCTTGGCGCGGGCTCGCACATCCTGAACTCAAAGCTTTCGTGTTGCGCGCTATACGTTGGACCTTTGATTATGGCCCCGCGTTGCAAGCACCTCAGCGCCTCACCTACAGTCACTCCCCTTTCAGCTAAACGCTCAAGGAAGTGATCAGTCATAACCACTCTCGAAGAATCACGTGCAAGCACATGAATTAGATCTTCAAGCTGTTGCGGCGACCACAACGGTGAAATAGTGCTCATATAAACCTATAATATTTATAGGTTGCGCAATACTAGAGCGCAACAAAACATTGTCAATATTTGTGTGTGATGACCTTTACCGTGCAAATCTGCCATGCCCGTAGATCGTGGCGTCCATCAGTATCCAGCATTTTTTGATGCGACGGGCGGTCAGCCTTTTGGAAGAATAGCCAACATTCCGCGCTTGTCCTCCTCAGCCGCAAGCCGCGCTCCTGTGTCGCAACACCAAACGCATACGATCGAGCCAAGGCCCGCCGAACACAATTACCTCCGACGGCCTGCCGTATAGATGGTGCAGCAGGAATGGCCCGGACCCGAAGGTCGCCGCATCCTCGCCAGGTAGCGCTGGATCGGATCCCAGGAATATCCCCGCATGGTTCGGGTGAACCGTCCGCCCAACTTCCATCACGATCATGTCGCCACGCTGCGGCTGGTCGACCCTGTAAAAGCCGGCAGCCTCATAGTTTGCCTCGTACAAACTGGTGTTTTCCTTGCTCTCCCACCAGCCATCGGCACGCTTGAAGGCTTCGAATTCAAGACCCCACTCGCGCTTGTACCAGTCTGCGCAGACTTGCCAGCAGTCCCACGCACCATGTACGAACGGGCGCTTCAGCAATTGGACATCGCCGGTCGGCATGACCGTGCGCAGGTCGCCCTCTGGCCAGCTAAGGATGTGCCATGGCAACGCCGTCGCCTCGCACATGGCCAGGTCGCGCGGTGAAGGTCTGCTGGTCGCGTCTGGATGCGAATGAATTACGCCGATTACTTCGCCTGCGTCTTCTGCAGCGGCGTACTGCTCGGGGTCGATTCGGAACTCCTCGTTCGGCTCGGTCGAGACGTTGATGCAGGGGAAGTATTGTTGCTTACGCCCGATCGCCAGCAGCAGCCCGCAGCACTCTTTCGGGTACTCGGCCGCCGCGTGCGCCTGGATCGCGATCAAGATGTGCTTGCGCATGGTCAACTCCTGGCAATCAGAGAAACGGCCGGGAAGCCACCGAACGGCAGCGGGTTACCCTCGCCGAATCGCGGAATACAGCCCCGACCCAGCGTGGCGTCACATTCGTCCAGTTCAGCGTTGTCGGTGGGTAATCCGTCCTTCGTGACGTAGCCGCCGGTATAGCCGCAGTTCGGCCCGCGATATCCGCCGGTGAGGCACCAGTGGCAAAGGGTTGTAGCCTGACGACCGATTGACTCATTGCCGACGTCCCCCGGACTGGCCAATTCCCAGCTGACCGTTTCCCCGTCCTCATTTGTTTTCTGGTCGATGTACCAGACCTCAATCGTCTCTTGGGTTGGGTCGGCTGCTGGGTTGCCGGCCGGGAAGTTCACCGCGTCGAGGTAGGTGCCCAGCGTGTGGCGCATAGTCAGCTTGAACTCGAGAAGATCCTCGAACGCCAAACATAGCGCGGTGATGCGGCCGTTGACGTTACCGACCGAAAACGTGGGCCGAACTGCCGTGCCATCACCATTCGCTTCGATCCCGTCGATCTGCATCGGCCAGGCGCTGTACTGATTGCCCTGCCAGTAAATCGCTTTTGCGGGCAGTTGGTCTGCATCGGCGCCGGCTACGATCAGTTCGGCGGGCGTGTGCGGAATCGCATGCCCGTGAAAACGCAGCACGTCTGCGCCGTAGTCCGTGCCGTCCAATTCAAAGAGCAGCACTTCGCTGCCAGGCTCAAGCACCTGGATGTCACTGATCAGCGGCATGGTTACCCCTTATGGATGGAATGCACGTTCGAATGTGGCGGTGATTTTGAAAACGCCGCCGCCCACCGGAGTGGGCACGGGGTTCTTGCAGGTGAACAGGCCGAGCTGACCCAATGGCGTCGTCCAAAGAAAGGCTTTCGCGCCGGCGTGACGGTCAAGGAACTCCATGATCTCCAGTACTTTGGCCTGCGGGCCGCTATAGGTGACTGGGTAGGAGTCTTCCTTGTTGTTCGGCCCATCACCTACTTCCTGCTTGTAGCCGCCGCCGAACTTCGAGGTGCGCACCCGATAGGTAATCTCGGGTGAGTCACCGTGCTGAGTCGGCCAGATAAATGTCTCAATGGCCATCAGCCTCTCCCATTCGTAAGTCGCCAGATCGAACCGCC